GAATACAAGGTTTGCATTCCACCACATGCCACCGCCAAGACCATTTGCAATCATAGATACACTTGAGATTGCTAAACGTAGATTTAAGTTCGCACATAACTCGCTTGATGCACTTGGAGAGTTCCTTGGGTTGGGTAGGAAAACAAAACATGAAGGCTTTGAGCTATGGGCTAAATGTATGAAAGAAGATATGGTGGCGTTTACTGATATGATAAACTATTGCATCAATGACGTTGACCTACTTGAAAAGGTTTACATAGAACTAAGACCTTGGATGTCAACACATCCTAACGTAGCTCTATTTGAACATGACGGAGAGAAGCATTGTAACATTTGTGGTTCTGCCAACTTGACAGAAGATGTTGAGTTCTATCACACCAAAGTATTCCCATATCAGATGTACAGATGTGAATGCGGTGGGTGGGTAAGATCACGTAGAAACTGTGCTGATAAGACGGAGAATCTAAACGTCATGTCACTTTGTCAGTAAAAATTAGGAATTGTGGGGTATCATTCCCTAAATTACACCCAACGAAATAACATAAAATCAGGAGATTAGATGTCAGATCAAGACCAAGTCACAGACAGTGACAGCAAAGGACAAGAAAAGTTCAAAGAAATGTACAACTCAGAAGTAAATTATTCTAAAGGACTGCGTGAGCGAGCACAGAGAGCCGAGCAAGAGGTGAAAGACTTAAAGGACGCTGGTACTAATGCTAACACAGGACTACAGACAGATTTAAAAGATTTACAGACGAAGTACGACGAAGAGGTGGCACTTCATGCAAAGACCAAGGGAAGTTTAGAAACTTGGGATGAGTATGGAAATAAGCGAAAAGAAGCCCTTTTAAAAGAATATGTCCAAGATGAAGACAAACGAAAAGAATACGCCGAATGGGATTTAAAAATTATTGAAGAGTTTTGTGAAACGGTAGATGCTACTAAGCCTACTGACACAAGCACCTTTCAACATCTACGGAAGGATGGGGCAAGCGAAGGAGCTACTACCAATCCAGCCGATATGAAGCCAGAAGACCTGAGAGGGTCAGCATGGAATGAATATGTTAAAACCACAATAGGCGTTAAATAAAAGGAATAAATTATGCCTATTACAGCATGGGGCGGAAACGCCACAACTGGATCGGGACAAGGTGATTTAGCCGGAACAAGTTTAGATGCTTTTGTACCTGAACTTTGGGCAAACCCTGTATTTCGATACTTTGAAAAGAACCTTGTATTTGCACCATTGTGTGATGACTTTAGTGCTATGATACAGAGTGAGGGGGACACAATACATATCCCTCAGATTCAAGAAGTTGCAACTGGAACTAAAGTTGCTAATACTGGTGTAACGTACACTGAAAACACAGAAAATGCTATTGACTTAGTTGTCGATCAGCACAAGTACGCTGCTAAGATTCTTGAAGACATCGCAGTCATTCAAGCACACGGAGAATTATTTAGTAAGTATGCACAGTCTATGGGCTATGCTCTCTCTAAAGTATTTGACACAGCTCTCGAAGCTAAATTGCGTGGTATGACAACAGACCAAAACTTAACAGCAGCTAATGTTTTAAGTGACGTTAACCTTGAAACGGTAATTGCCGCTCTTGGTACTAATGACATTCCTTGGCAGGATGGTCAGATGGCTGTAGTTGTTAATCCAACAGTATATGCTGATCTATTAGCTAATAGTAGATACATTACTTGGGATTACTCTGGTGGATCAAATGCTCTTTTGACTGGTAAAATACCAAGTCTATACGGGATGCCTTTACATGTGTCTAATATCATATCAAGTGCCGCCGCTACAGGTACGCACGTTGGTTACTTCTTCCACAAAACTGCATTGGCTTTCGCTGTGCAACGTGGTGTAAGAATGCAATCACAGTATGATATTGATTACCTTGGTTGGAAAACTGTTGCTGATCTTGTTTATGGATCAATCATGACAGATAGTTCTAATCACTTAAAGGGTATTGCGATACTCAATCCTTAAACCTTAGAGTTTAATCAACGACTTTCTGAGGGTTGTAGTCGATAAAGTACAGCCCTCAAACATACATGGCATTTAGTAGAATTAAGCGGAACAGGAGAATATAGAATGGCAAGATTTGTAAGATCAACAACGCATGGAGCGTATGCATCATCTTTAGTAGGTAAATCATCTAAGGGTGAGTTTTTTGGTGTACATGGGTACAACAATGGAGCTGACCAATGGATAATGATTTTTGATGCATCCTCTTTACCAGTAGATGGAACAACCCCAAAATTAAGATTTAAAGTAGACGCACAGTCTAACTTTTTTGGCACACAAGATTTACTTTCTTATGCGATGCAAACAGGAATTGTAGTTGCAAATAGTACAACAGCAGAGACCTTAACCAATGGTGCTGCTGATTGTTTATTTCATGTTGATTGGAGATAACGTATGAGAGTATCAGGCGGAAACCCAATTAGCATAGCGGAATTTTTTAACCAAGCCGCAAACACCTTACCAAGCCCTTATTACAGATTTGATGGAGATGGAGATTATGTTGAGATGGCAGACGATGCCAACCTTGATGTAGGGACTGGTGATTTTAGTATACATTTAAAATTTAGACCTCTCGACCTTGCGTCAGCAGAACAATATCTTATTAATAAAGAAGCTGGTGGAATTGGTTGGGGATTAGAACTTAAAGAAGATGATCTTTGGATTCGTCTTGATGATGGTACAGTTGATGTATCAGCTATCATAAGTGCAAGTGCATTTAGTGACAACACAGAAGTAGATGTGTTTGTTACGTTTGATAGAGATGGTAACGCACTTGCTTATGTTAATGGACTCCTTAGTGGAGTTGCAGTTGATATTAGCACCGCCGCATTAACCCTTGACAATGCAGGAGTTATGAGAGTTGCCACTGAATCAGGTGGAACAACTTATGAATTTGAGGGACAGTTTGTACTTGTTGAGCTATTCAATTTAAACTTGACTGCCGCAGAAGTTGCGGCTTATGCTAATGGCGGAACACCGTTTAAATACTGGAAAGCCAATCAAACAGAAAATTTGACAGAAGGTGCTTTTGCAACTCACGCTAACTGGGATGCTACAAATGATTTTGTAGACACTGGTGGCAATGCAACATTTACATGGTCAGCAAATCAAACATCTACACTAACTCAGACACAGGCTAACTTAGCCGTTGCAGGTGTTGGGGCTAAAAGATATAGATTTACTTATGACCTTGCAGAGCCAGTAGCCTTTGATGGGGATGGTGCAATTACCATCACGAATAGTTTTGGCTCAGTAGCCACTACTATCCCATTGACTGCGGGAACTGGATTAACTATAGAGTTTACATCCAAATCTTCCCCAACTGATTTTGTTATTTCTATTGTATCTGGTAGTGATACTCAGGGTACTTATGTTCTTGATAATTTATCACTAATACAGATTGGTGGAATTGCAGGTTACGATAGTGCCACTATGGGCATATCAAGTTGGTTTGATAAGCACAATGGTAATGATGGGACTGTAACTAATGCAACACTTGCTAATGAAGTTGCGGCTATGTCACTTACTGATAAACTTACGATTACTGCTGATTCGGCAGAGGTCATGTTAGTACAAAAAGAAGACGGTACTGATATATTCTACATTGACACTACAACTCCAAAGGTTGTTAGTTTAGTAGACTTGTATGTACCTGCTACATCTTTATATGTTGGTAGTGAACATTTTCAAGCTACGGATGCTTCTAAAATTAATGGAATTACAGCAGGGACTAAAGCCGCATCAAAGGCATTAGTCGCTGATGCGGCTGGTAACATTGATAACATTGTTATTGGTAGAAGTGCACTACCTGCCTTAGAATTTAAAGATACAGATTGTGCAGTCACAGATGTAAATGCGTCTATCAACATAGATGCATCTGATACTGGTGATGGCACAGAAGATATAGATGTTAGAATGTCACAACAAGTTGCTGGGTCATTAACAAACTTTTTATTCTCAGATGCAGATGGAGATTTAACACTTGGACATACAACTCAGAACATAGCTTTTAATGGTAATCTTTTAGTTGATGAATATATTTATCACAATGGCGATTTAGACACATATATCAAGTTCCAATCTGACAATATATCATTTATTGTTGGGGGTCATACTGCCTTTGTCTATGCAGAAGATGCAACGAGTACACTTGGAATTGATGCCGAAGGATTAGCAGATATTTCCTTTGGTGGTGGGAATGTTGTATTTGGTGGTGCAGAAGGTAATTTTGATGGTAATGTTGGCATAAATGTTGTGCCTGAAATTTGGCATGGAGATTTATCAGTTGTACAACTTGGTGGTAATGGGGCATGGTCATCGTCCACTACAGCCGGAGCAACAAAATTAATGACCCTTTCTCATAATTCATATGTAGCTTTAGCAGATGGATTATGGAAGTATCAGAATACAGATGAAGCGTCAGCATACAGACAACTAAGTGGTACTCATGTATTTAGGGTAGCAGGCTCAGGCACAGTAGACACAGATATCACATGGATTGATGCCCTCACGATAGCGAATGATGCTAATGTAGGCATAGGCGTTTCGTCTCTGGAAAATTGGCAATCAGGATGGAGAGCCTTGCAGATTGGTGGAAATGCGGCACTCTTTGCTCATGCAACACCTGCGGCATCACGCCATTTATATCTAACGAATAATTTATATCATGATGGTTCTTTCAAAACAATATCTACGGATGAATCAAATGCGATAGCAATGCTTCATGGGACATTTGTGTTTAAAGTTGGGGCACTTGCATCACTTGACTCAACTCCAACATTCACAGATGCCCTAACGATAGCTAATAACGCCAACGTAGGCATCGAAACCGAAAACCTCGCCACATGGACATCAACAGTTAGTGCATTGCAGGTTGGTGGTACAGCAGGGTTAAGTAGTGAAACTACTCAAGCAGACGGGACTAAAACATGGGTAAGTGCTAATGCTTATCATTCCAGTTCTACGGATACATGGAAATATATTAGTACAAACGCAAGTGATGAAGCCAATTCAATAATGTTTTCTGACGGTGCTGTTAGATTTAGAACTGCAATAGCAGGGGTGGCAGATGCAGGGATTTCTTGGATTAATCAATTAGTTTTACAGAATAATAGTGGTAGCCTCTCCGCAACCTTCGGTGGTGACATCATTGTGCCTGTGGGGAATAAGATACATCTGGAATTAGATCAAGAATATTTTATTTCATCAGGAAGTACAATACAAGTGTTTACAGGCGGGGCAAAAAGATTTACATTTGAAACAGGTGCTTTTAGGGCAGCAAATGGTGGGGCAATTCAAAATGCAGGTTCATCAGCAACAGTACCGACATTAACACCAAATGATGATTATACAGGGTATGGAATTGGTGGACTCATTTCAGGTGGCTTCATATCAGGAATAGCAAATTCAACTGAAGGTTGGAGATTGGTCGAGGACACATCCAACGTAACAATGCACTATCCAGAAGCAACCACTCCAACAGCGATTGCGTCATACTGGTCAATCTACGGCAAAGCCGACAACCTTCTATACTTCCAAGATGGTGCTGGAGTTGAATATACAGTTGGTGGAACACCATCATTTAAATCTTATACTGTCAGTGACTTTGGTAACTCTGACTCACACTACACAGCAGGATTTTATTCTGCCCCAGTTGAAGATGTTACGCTAACTATAGGTGGTTCAGTTACACAAACATACGGTACTGCTGGTCAATCACATGCGGCTCACGCCTTTTGTGTAGCAAGTGGAGCAGGTGGAACTGATTTGGTTTTAACTGTTACGGGTGTATCAATAACAGATGCAGGTGTAAAGAATGATGCTGATTCTGAGATCATTGTTGCGGATACTGATACGGCTACAACAGATGCTTACTATGAAACATCAAAGAAGTGGTTGGGGCAAATTACTTACACGCTAACTGGCTCTGCTGGTGCGTTTACATTTAACTATGGCTTCTGTAAATACGAAGATTGGGGTAATCGAGCATTTACATTAACCGACTTTGAAACTACTGGTAAAATGGGTGCAAGCGAAACAGGATTAAATATCGAGTTGTTACACCATAAGGCTACTGGGTGGACTTATCATGCGTCAGCATTTGTACCGGGAACTGGTGCATTAACATCATTAAGTACAGATCACGGAACAAATAACGATGTAGCGAATGATGAACACTTTGCATATAAACGAGCGTCATTAGCAACTGCGGTAGATGGATCAGCCAGTGAAGGACTTGTAATAAAAGTTACCACAGCAGTAAATAATTCAATAGACTATATGAACTCTCATATAGGCGTAACATTATAATAAAATTTAGGAGAATAATATGGCTAATGAACTAAGAATAGCAAAATTAATACATCCACTGGCTACTGGCTTGACAGCTTTGTCTGGTGGCGGTCAAACAGGGGCGACAGAACTTTTGCCCGGAATAAACAATGTAACTGTTAGTGTAGTGAATGGAGACTCAGTTGTATTACCAACTGGTGAAGCAGGATTAAAGGTAACAGTACGGAATGCAGATGCGGCTCAATCAATTGATGTGTTCCCAGCAAGTGGGGCAAATCTTGGTGCAGGTGCAGACACCGCCGCATCATTAGCGGCTGGTGCAAATATCACATACTTCTGTGTAAGCACATTAGTATGGTTCGCAAAAACTTAATAATAGGAGAATAGAAAAATGGCAAATGAATTAAAAGTAACAGAGCTCTTTGTACCCGTACAGGCTTCAATTACAGCCAACACTGGTAGTACACAGGGAACTGGCGAAGACTTAACATCAGGGATAAACAATGTTGCAACATGTGCTAACGTAGGTGACGCTGTAACAATGCCAACCGCAGAGGTTGGGCTTGAAGTAACGATTAGAAATGCAGGTGCAAATGCTTGTGATGTCTTTCCATTCTTGGGCGACCAACTGAATGCAAGTGGAGCTAACACGGCAGAGTCTTTAGCCGCAGGTGCTAATATTACATATCTTTGTTTAACAACCGCCCTTTGGTTTACTAAGACTTAATATGGTTTTTGAACCAAGACCTATCCCTAAAGACACAGATGGCAACATTCTTGTTGACGAGTACCGCGTACAATCATGGTACAAGCAAGAGATAATTGCGGATACCGTGGATAGGATGGAACAAGTACAAGTTGAAGATGGAGAACGTATCCTTAATCTTGAGGTTTTCCGTAACGGACTTGACGCTATCAAACAAAAAAGAATTACTAACTTAAAATATATAGGTGGCTTTGCCACAGTTTTAGGTTTATTAATAACAATAGTGACTTTAATATAGGAGAACAATGAAAGTTACAACAGGAGTTTTACTTAGAAGTATAGAACCATTAAACGCATTATCACAAGAACCAATCTTTGGTGGTGCATCAGCGAGGATCAATAGACTAAAGCATGAAATGAGTCCCGCTATCAAGGCTTACAATGAGGTAAAGGATAAATTACTTGCCAAGTATGAAGTAGATGGTGTAATACCAGAAGACAAGACCGAAGAAGTTAATAAAGAATATGTTGACCTCTTAAATGATGAAGTTACAATTAAGTTTGATACAGTAGATAGAAAATATCTTGAGAACGATTATATCAGGATAAGTCCAGCTAACCTTGAATTGTTAGATTGGATAATCACAGGAGAAGACGATGGTAAAAAATAAATCAATAGACGAAGTTAAAGCAATGAAACCAAAGTCGCCTACAAAGCCTAAGAGCAATGTAGTTGATGGCGACTATTCATTTAACTTATTTGATTTCCCTGATAATTGTAATGCTTGGATACAGGTTGAAGACCAGCCTATGCATCCGAAGGATTTGATTATCGCAAGGGATGGTGATGGTAATATACATGGTATTGGAATTGCACTTCCTTATGACTTTGGGAAACAAGGTAAAGGAATTGTTTTTGGAATACAAATGTATGGATTTGATGATAAGATTCCAATGAACCTACAGTATGTCTCATATAAAAAGAATGAGATATTTGAAATAGGTGCTGTTGCTTATCAACCTAACGTCATCTTTGGCAAACCGTTAACACCACTGAAAAGAAAAGTTGCGAAGTCAATATCTTAGTGATATAAACTACCTGATAAGGTATTCGTTAGATGAATTAGACCTCTATAGTCCAGAGGTAAAAGCTCTCTTATTTAGGACTGGTATGACTGAGAGCCTTTACATGAATCTGTCTCAAGACGGTTTCAATACGAGATATGGAACTGTCGGGTTCTGGCAGATGGAGCAAAGCACTGTTAGAGATATATGGGATAACTTTGCTATAGGAAAGAGATACGCTACAGTGTTACTCTCTCATGGGTTTGATCCTGATAACCCTATTGACAGTGTACTTGGTAGTCTTGTTCTACAGATAATGTTTGCAAGGTTACATTACAGACGTGATTCAAAACCTATCCCAATGCAGGATGATTACGAGGGACAGGCTGAATACTACAAGAGAGTATACAATACTGCAGGCGGTAAAGGAAGTTCAGAGAAATTTTTAAAGGATAATAAATTATGGGTTGGATAACAGATTGGTTTACTTGGGGGAATGCACTATATTTATTGGTGCTTGTCTTGGGTGGAATATTAACAGTAATAAGTGCCAAGTGGCGTAAAGTATTCAAGGAAGTCAAGGAAGTTGCAGAGGCTTTGCAAGAGGCTTATGAGGACAAGAAACTTACTAATGCTGAACGCAAGATCATTATGAAAGAAGCTCTTGATGTGTTAAAGGCTTTAATCGCTATTAAATGGAAGTTTGGTAAATGAGCTTAACTGGTAAACCACCATCAGAGTTCTATAAGGACTTGATTGAACTTAACAATGCCAATACAGGATTGGACGCAACAACTTACACCGTATTGAAAGATGGTGCAGGCATTTCATTACCTATACAACTCAAGAAAGAAAGTATAGCATTTGAGCCAGTTGCTTCTAATGGAGAACTGCTTAGAGTAAACCAGTTGGATGGCACTAAAGTATTTAGCATTAACACAAGTTCGTTACAGGTTGGTATTTCAGGTGTAGCAGATTTCTTTGTTATGGATAAGCTTGATACTAATAAGCTTTTAATGATTGATACATCTGGTAACACAATAGGTATACAAATAGACGCACCAGACACTAATGCCTGCCTTGATATGAGTGCAAGCATAAAACCAGTAATACTACCAAAGTTAACAACTGGCGAGCGAGATGCTGTTACAGCAGTCGCAGGAATGATAATATATAATGAAACAACTAATACCGTGCAAGACTATAATGGTAGTGCATGGGCAGATATTTAAGGAGATAAGATGGCAGATTTAGTTTCAAGTGCAACGATGGAGGCAACACTGGATGGTGTGCTTAGAAAATTCAACCCATCTCTCACACAAGATGTTACAGAAACAATAGAGGTACGAGTTGATGTTGATAGCTCTAATATCCCTATACAGGTGCTTGGATTAGACACCTCATCTAAAGCAGTAAACTCATTAGACGACTTTAAGTTTATCGGAATAGAAAATGTTGGTAATATAGCAGTAGAACTTATGTTCAAGGTACAACAATATTATGATGCAGGCGCAGGTGGAGATGCTTTTGTGCCAGCAGTAAATGAAGCACAGCCATATATATATACGAGTCACTTAATAAGAAGTGGTGAGTTTATGGTTTTACCAAACCCAAGGATTGTTGCATATAACGAGTTCACATCAGCCGCAGACTCAAACGATGTTGACGGAGACTTATCATCCATTGTCACAGATAAAGATGGCAATGCAAGTGGAACAGACTTTGCAGGAGACCACGGGACTGTATGTGACACAGATGGCATTGTTCCGGGTTCAATGGCAATTAAATTTTATGATGCTGGATACCATGAGATGGGAGTTACTGGTGTAACCAACGATACTCCATCAGGGTTAACAGTATCAACCCTATATGATATTAACCTTGCAATAGATGGGGCAGGAGCTACAAACATAGCTTTTACAACAGATTCATCCAATGTCAACATCGGTGGAACAAATGGTATCCTATCTAAGATACAGACAGTTATTGATGCGTTGGATGCGAAAGAACGTAAATGTTCAATTGCTATTGTAAGTGGGGACATCAGAGTAACCTCTAATTCAAACCTTTCAACAAGTGCTATAACAATAACAGATGGCACAGGTAACACGATGCTTAATGTAGGGATATTCCCAGCACAAGGTTCTTTACCTGCGGCTGTGCCCGGCAGTGGTACTGTGTTTACTAAGGGTACTTATCCAGTTGATGACATAATGTATGATGATGGAGAGGGAAACCTTATCAGACCAAATGGTGGCACAGGGACTATTAATTATGAAGAGGGTGGTACTGGTGGAGACGCCGCTAAATATACATTGACAAATTGCCCTACTGATGGAGCGTTTAAAGTTTGGTGTAAGTTTGATTCAGCTCATAGTGGTGAGAACGACACCACTGCTAACGTAGCCAACGTTACTCCTAATATTTATGCAAGGTCTATGAACCAAGAAGTAAACGCAACAATTAGATTGGTAGCTTTTAACTAATGGATATTTACTGTACAGATACAGATATAAAAGATGTCTATAGTCATATAGATAAGTTTGACTCTAAGGTACTTGTGGCTGGATGGTCACAACCATCTGTGGGGATTGAACAATTATTTAGGTCTGTTAACACGGGGCTTATAGGGACTCTATTTATTGATGGTGTAGACATGTCAGATTACAAAGTAGGCTCGATTGAAGAAGTCAACCAAGGGACTGGTGGTAACTGGTACTATAACACTACTGATGATGTGTTATATGTGAATCACCCCACCAATCTAAATCTGCATAGGGTTGAAGGTGGATCAACATGGGCTGATTTAAAGCTCAGATACAGAAAGAATGCATCACGATTTATCAATTCACACCTTGATAGTAGATTACCAAGAGAACATTGGAAAGATAAAGAAGGTAACTTTGATTATGTGATCGTAAGATTGACAGCATTGACATGTGCTTGGATGTTATTGAAAGCATCTAAGCCCAAGCATGAGGATGTTAAAGTATTAGAAGAAGAAGTTTTCGCTACCATAGGTGGACTCGTCGATGGCGAGATTAAGTTGTCAAGAGATGTGACAATGGATTCAAGTGGTGGAATTATCAGAGAGGTAGTAAGCCCAAGTGCTGATAATCCCCTACGGTTGGTTGATGTTCGAGGTGAGTATTCAGGCACATACGAACTGTTAAAAGTAGTTATAGATACAGGTGAAGGCGGAGCGATTGGTACAGGTAAATTTACAGTCTATGGTAGCGACTCAACTGGTTTGAAACAGTTGAAGATACTTGACTCTGAAACAATAACAGGGCTATACCAACCAGTAGGACATGGTATGCACATTAGGTTTCAAGGTAGAGATGATGATGCTGTTGCGACAGTGTTAGACGAATGGGAAATAGAATTATATGGTGCAAGTATCGAGGTTGATAATGCATCCATTGGTAGTATACAAATGAGTCGGAGATAACATGAAGATAAAACTTATAGAAAATTTTAATGATAAGAATGTCAGAACAAGTGGATTGGATAGCAAGATGTATCACTCCCTTTTAAATGGCAAGGAAGTAGAAGTGGATAAGATACCCACTCAGCTTGTCGGTTATGTTACCGTCAAGAAACTAAGCAACAGTAAAGAAAAGAAAGGATAAGAGATGGCTTATAATACAGCAGCATTTAATCCTAAAGAGTGGCAAGTAGGAATAGCAGAAGAGACTACAGTGGGTACAGCCGTAACGACTGTTATCGAAATTGAAGTTGATGACGCAGTGAAGTATCCCACTATAGGAGATTTAAGAATTAGAGAACAGAGGTCTGGTTCGCTCGGTAGAGTTTTGAATACAGGTGATCTATATGAACATACACCGGGAGCGGTTACTGAGGTTACTATTAGTGGTGTATTAACTACAGCTAATATCTTACCACTTGTACAAAATGCTCTTGGGGTAGCAGCTTCAACAGCACCAGTAGATGTTTCGATTTCAGAGAAACATGCACCAGCACACTTTTTACAGGGAGCAGCAGCAAGTGGAGCAGAGAACACATTAACAGTTGTATTCCAAGGGGTGGCATCACCTAATTCATCTTATACGATGAAGGGTTGTGTTATTGATAACTTGAAATTGATTGCGGACTCCAATGAAGATGGTGGACGATTTACATTTGAAGCTACATTAAAGACACGAGATGTATTCTCATCTACTGCAAGTGCAGCAGCTACTTATACAATAACTCCTTTCACAAGGAATTACTTGTACTTGAGTGACTTTACTGAACAGAAGATTGTTATGGAAGACGAAGTCATACTTGATGCATTTGAGTTCTTAGTAGAGAACCCTGTAACATTCCTTGGTAATAAAGTTGTTGGCGGAGACTATGGGCTTCCAGAAGCCTATGAACGATCTATGCCTAACTTGAATGTTATGGCTACGTGTACTGTTAAGTTTGATGCTAACACATCAGATTGGATACAAAAGCAACGAGTTGGCACAGTATCAACTGGTGGAGCAACACCGGCTAATACAGCCTTATATTTAGCGAACAACGCTACTTGGGCGAGTGCAACAGCAATTGGTTTTAATATGCCTTTCGGTATAATTGAAACAGCAGAATATGAAGACGGTGATTATCAGAAAATTAAAGCAGAAATAAAGATGGTAGACCCTGCAACAGGATCAACCGAACTGCTTAACGTAATAGTAACTTAAAATAAAGGAACGTGATGAACAAGAAAACTGTAAAACTAACAACTGGCAAAAGTGTTGACATAAGGGAAATGTCTCTTGATGAGATGGACTTGTGTAAAGATATGGTTGTTATTAGATACCATGATGATGATACTTACTCAACAACTGGACTGTCAAAAGCAAAGACAGCTTGGTTGAGGCGAGGTATTGTAGGTGGAAATTTCAAAGGCTTTAAATTAGGGTCTGATGGATTTCCAATTGATTCAGTACTAACACAGTTAAGTGAAGACGAAGGTATGGAACTTCTTAACCACATTAGGGATTACCAAAATGTGGGGGAAGAGAAGCCCTCACATTAGGACTAAACTACCACACTCAAAAGTGGTGTGGGGGCGATTGTAAATATCACGAGTTTCCATATTCAGAAACACCTCCTATTATGATTGATGGTAAATACAGAAGAGTTGAGTTCAAGGGCGAGAAAGATGTATGGAAAGTTATAGATAGTTTAATAGACGAAACAAAGATGTTAAACACAACTAAGGGGGAAGACTTTGATATAGCATTAGCTGTGTCAGCACAGCTTCCCCTTTTTGCTTGCCCAAATGTGGTATTTGATGAGCAAGCTAACAAGGAAATAGGTAGATATATCTACTGTATGGACTTTGGAATAAGTCCTTATAATGGATCGTATGGTGAACAACCGAATAGATGGTTGGACACATATAAAATAATTAAGCACGCAACACAAGTTGCCGAGAAAAGAGCGATGAAAGATGCCAAGTGATAATGCAGTATTAAGTTTCGGGAAAGACATATAGGTTCTTACGGT